CACCGACATCTCAAGCCCGACGACATGCCAAGCGCAGGAGCCGGCGGCGCTGCCCTGGCCTCCGAGCGCGTCGAGCGCATCGGCGACCCTCTGGCGAGCGTCGATGGTCCGTTCCGACAGAGCCTCGGCGGTCTTGCACGGCAGCCGGACCAGCGGCGAGCGCGACATGCCGTCGAGCGCGGCCGCGCGGAACAGCTTGCGGAAGACTCCGCCCGCGTCGTGCATCTCCTGCGTGATGGTCCCGTTGGCCAGTATCATCCCCAGGGTGTCGATGGCGCGGCGGTGGAGGACGGGCGCGCCGGTCTCCGGATCGGCCTCGCGCACGGGTTCGGTGAAGTCGCCATGCTGCAGGCGCCACTTGCTCGGCGTGCCGAGGCTCTCCCGCTGGACGCGGGTCTTCCTTCTGCGCTTAGCGGCCATGGGTCGCGCCTCCGTTCCGCGGCCCCCAGCGCCGCGTGGCTTCGTTGGTGAGGGCCTGGCGGAGCCAGGGATCGGTGACGTCCTCGAGGCGCAGGGCGACGACGCCCTGCTCGCGCCAGACCCGGCGGCGCATGGCCTCGAGATCTGCCGGGCTGGCGGGGCTCGGCTCGCGGCCGAGCGGGCAGCGCGGGGACGCGGGCGCGCCTGGCAGCGTCACTGGACACCGCTCCGGGCGTCGATCGCCCACAGCAGCAGGGCCAGCGCGTCGGCCTCATTGTCGTCCGCTGGCGCGAAGCCGCGGGCCCGCATCGCCGCGATGACCGCGTCCTTGCCGGCATTACCCTTGCCGGTGGCGAAGCGCTTGATGGTGCCGACGGGGACGCCCTGGTACGGCACGCCGGCGCTTTCGCACCAGGCGGTCAGGTGTGCGAGAAAGCCGCCATAGACATGGGCGGCGGTGATGCCGGCGTGCCGCCGCACCTCCTCGAAGACGACACTGCCGAGTGGGCCTGCGCTGGCGACCATGCTGTCCAGCCAGCGGCGGAAGCGCAGCCAGCCCATGCCGCCGCCCTCGAAGCGGCTGGGGCGGAAGGCGGCGGTTCCGGAGGCGATGCTGCCGTCCGGCAGTCGCACCGCCCAGCCGGTGGTGCTGCCGAGGTCGAGGGCGAGGAGGCCGCAGATCGTTCCGATGCCGGATGTGCCAGATGTGCCAGGTTCTCCGGAAAACCTGTCTCGCGTGCGCGCACGCGCGCGCGTAACGGGGATATGGGAGTGATCTGGCACATCTGGCACCGAAACGATCCGGGGCTCGGTCACGTGCCGTTGCATCGTCAGAACTCCATGTCGGTGATGCCGGGTTGACGGGGCTTGAGCGCGATGCCGCGGAAGCCGCGCGGAGGGGATCCCGCTGCGCGACAGCGCTCGAAGCCGCGCGCGGTGAGCGTCTGCGAGAAGCGCTTGATCGAGCCGACGTACTCGCCACCGGCCTCCGCCCAGGCCTTCCAGCTGGCGAACAGGGGCGCCGTGGTTTCGCTGAAGGCGGGTCCCTGCGCGCAGCACTCCTCGATCCAGCGCCCCAGCGCGTCCTCGGCCTCGAAGTATTCGTCGGTGGCGGCCAGCACGCTCGCCGGAGGCCGGAGGCCGATCCGCTGCCACTCGAGGCAGCCCTCGATTGCCCAGGCCAGGATGCCGTTGCGCTCCGCCAGCAGCCGCTCGGGCAGGCGCTTGTCGCGCTGGGCGGGCGGGATGGTGACCGTGAAGGGCACCATGTGCAGCCGCCGGCGCATCGCCTCGTCGACGTTGCGGATGGACGGCTTGTGGTTGCCCGCGACCAGCAGCTTGAACTGCGGGGTGAACTCGAAGAAGTCCTGGCGCATGAAGCGCGCGGTGATGCGGTCGCCCCCTGTCAGCGCCTTGAGCTTGCTCTCGGCCCAGCGGCTGCCCTGCTCGGTCTCGATCGAGGTGACGATGCGCGCGCCGCGCAGCCCGGCCATGTCGGTCGGGTGGCGATCGCCGCTGGTCGCCATGAACATGTCCATCGGCGCGACGGTGGCGTAGTCGCCAAGCAGGGCCGTCAGCGTGTTCGCGAACACCGATTTGCCGTTGGCGCCGGTGCCGTAGAGGAAGAACAGCGCGTGCTCGGTGGTGACGCCGGTGAGCGCGTAGCCGACCACCCGGCGTAGGTAAGCCTGCAGTTCGAGGTCACCGCCCGTGACCTGGTCGAGGAAGGCGAGCCAGGCCGGGCAGTCGCCCATGGGCGTTGCGGTGGTGATTTTCGTCATGTGCAGTGCGCGGTCGTGCGGGGCGACGGCGCCCGCGCGCAGGTCGACCACCCCGGCGGGCGTGTTCAGCAGCCAGGGATCGCGGTCCCAGACCTCGGCGGTGGCGGCGTGGCGGCGATCGGCGCGGGCGAGGCGCTCGACGGCGGCGATGGTTGCGGCCTGGGAGAGCTTCGTACGGACCCTGGCGTTGTTGGCGCGGTTGGCTGCGGCGCGGCAGACGTGGCGGGCGAGATCGAAGGCGCGCAGCGTGCCCTCGCGCTCCCAGCGCGAGCCGGTCCAGGTGAGCCAGGCGCCCCAGACGGCGACGTGCCGCCAGTCCTCGCCGTGCCGCTGGCTGAACTCGGCGGCGAGGGCGTCCTCGGTGAAGCCGATCGGGAGCACGCCGTCATCGCCGGTACCGTCGCCACCGACCTCGCCATGCTCAGGGTCGGCGGCGCCCGCACCGGCATGGCTGGCCTCTGCCCTGCGCCACAGTCGCTCCGCCTCCTGGCGCAGGCGCTCCTCGGGCCAGGGCGGGGTGATCCGCGCGGTGTTGTAGTCGCAGATCTCCTGCCAAGCCTGGGCCGCGGTGACGAAGCCGTCCTGGCAGCGGCGGATCCAGTAGCCGATGATGCGGGAGACCGCCTCGAAGCGGGTGAGGCCATCGACGCCGCCCTCGCGCACCACCTGGGCGAAGAGCTCGGTCACCTCGCCGCGGCCGGCGCCGTTGAAGTCGAGCGGGTCTTTCGCCGGGTCCGGCGCCACCTCGCCCCCCACCCCCGCCAGGGGCGGCATGGCGAGCACCGCCTCGGCGAACTCCGTGAGGTCGCGGTCCACGCGGCCTGAGGAGAGGATGGCGACCAGCCTCGGCTGCCCGCCCTTGGCATGGACAGACCCGGCGACGCGGATCGGCTGGTGCGCCGAGCGGAAGGCCGGATCGCCGCCGACCTTCACCGCGATGGCGTGCCGGAGCCGGCAGACGGTCGCGAGATCCCCGCCGGTGGCCGGCTCGGTGAGCCGCCAGTGGAGGTGGAGCTTGGCCTGGCCCTCCGGGGTGACGCCGCCCGAGGCGACCTCGAGGCTGGGCGGGCCAAGGTGCTGGAGCAGGTGTGCCCGCTTGGCCGTGATGTCGCCGCCGTCGAGATCGACCAGGACGACCTGCATCTGCGTGACGTGCTCGGCGCTCGCCTGGCCGGGTGCGACGACCGTGCCGGGGATGAGTTAGAGCGCCATGCCCGCCTCGGCGGCCCACTGCGCCTGGACGGCGAGCTTCGCCGGCAGTTCGGCATCGGCGGGCAGGAAGGGGGTGTGCGGCGCGCGGTCGGGCCCGCCCTTCTCAGCCAGCGACCGGACCGCGACCCAGCCCTCGCACCAGCCGAAGACCATGTCGGCATAGGCCGCGATCATCGCGGCATCGGGGGCGACTGGCATGGGCGGGATCCCCTCGGCGGCGCTCATGACCAGCAGCGCCTGCGCCAGGGGCATCGGCTGCACTCATTGTGCTCTGGCTGGGCCGCGACGCGGGGCAGCCACTCGCCGGCGTCGCAGGCCTGCAGGACGCGCACCGCCTTATCGCTGGTGGCCTGGGCGAGCGCGCCGTCGAAGGGCACGAGTTCGTGGTGGAGCTCGGCGGTGTCCTTGTTCACCGCGGTGAACAGGGCCGGCGCATCGGTCAGGCCCATGTAGGCCTGGTAGAGCGCGATCTGCGCCGCGTAGAGCGGCTTCGCCGCGACGACGCCGCGCCGGACGATCTCCTTCCAGTTACGGGCGTTGGCCGACTTGCACTCCCACAGTGCCGGCACGGCGACGACGCCGATCGCCTGGGGCGGGGCAGCGACCACAACCCCGTCGATGTGCCCCTGGATGCGGCCGCCGGCGACGGAGAAGCCGAACTGCTCGCCGGCGCGGTTGCGGGTGCGCAGGTCCAAGCCGGCGCGGCGGAGCCAGCCGATGGCCAGATCCTCGAAGACATGCCCCACCGCGAAGACGCGGAGCGCTTGGCCCGAGGAGCCGGTGTCCGGGTCGCGCGGGACGTCGAGGAACTCGTACTGCAGGCGCCGCGCGCAAGCGTCGCCCAGCCGCGAGCCGCCGAGATATTCCCGGCGCGCCCGCGTGCCGTTCTCCGCCACCAGCGCCGCGTCGATCAGGGCGTTGATCGCCTCGGCCGGGGTGGGCGGCTTCGGGCGGTGGTTGAAGTCGAGGCTGGCCTCCGTCATCAGAACGGCACCTCCGGCGTCGAGGCTGAGGCGGAGGCCCGCATGGTGTCCTGGAAGGCGCCGACGGCCACCTCCGCCAGCGTCAGCACCTGCTGCTCCGAGAGCGCGTTGAGCGGCGTGGTCCAGCCGATCTCCGCCATCACCTCGGCCATGGCGCGCACCGCCGCGCACAGGGCGGCGCGCTCCTGTTAGGTGAGGTCAACCATGGCCGGCGCCTCCCGGGCCGCGCGGAGCGTCCACCAGCCCTTGCAGGTGATGGAGCAGAACGACGCGGAAGGCCGCGGCGGCCGCGACAGGGTCGGGTCGAACCAGCCGAAGCCGCGCGCCCGCCGCCGGCAGACGGCGCAGAGCGAGCGCGGCGCTGGGGCGAGCGGCATCTCGCGGCAACACTCTCATGCTGCCCTCCCGATGCCGTTCGGGAACACCGCGGCCAGGATCTGCGGCCGGTGCCAGAGGAAGTTCAGCCGGCAGTTCGCCGCGTATTTCGACAGGCCGAAGTCGAGCGCCGGATCAGCGTCCCCGGCCTTGATGAGCAGCTCGCGCTGGCGCGGGCTGGCGGGGTGGTTCAGCCACAACCGGCTCTTGGTCGCCGCCGCGCTGGTTTCGGCCTGGCGCAGGAAGTCGTCGGCTCCGGCCAGGACCTGGGCCCGCTTACCGACCCCGAGATGCCGCAGGCGCCCCTGGCGGACCTTGCCGACCGCGTGCCAATGCTCCCCGTCGAAGAACACGCCGGCCCAGGCCTCGAAGCCGCAGGCGATCATCGCGTGCCCGTCGCCATGCATGTCCCACCAGCGGAAGGGCGAGCGGTCCAAGAGGTCGATCTCGGTCAGCGCGAAGCGCTGCAGCGGGCGCTTCTCGCGGAGCTTGCGCTCCCAGAGGTGGCCGCAGAAGGGGCAGGCGATGGTGCCGAGCGGTACTTCCGCCGCGCAGTCCGGGCAGGTCTTGTACGGCGCCTGGCCCGGCCCCTCGTCCTCCTCCTCGGCGAGGATCCCGTCGTGCTCGATCGAGCCGTGCCGCTGCGCGGCCCCGGCGAAGTCGAGGACGACGCAGTCGGTCTTGATGACGCCAGGGAAGCGCTCCGGGTCCACCTTGCGCAGGCCCCGCCCGACCGCCTGGATGAAGGTGCCGCGGTGGAGCATCGGCCGGAGCACGACGATGCAGCCGACCGGCTGGCTGTCGAAGCCCTCGGTCAGCACCATGCAGTTGGTGATCACCTGCACCTCCCCGCGGTCGAAGCGGGTGAGCAGCGCGGCGCGCTCCTTCGCCGGCATCTCGCCGGTCACCGTCTCGGCGGTGATCCCCGCGGCGCGGAAGGCGGCGGCGACCGCCTCGGCATGGGCGACGGTGGCACAGAAGGCGATGGTGCGGCGGTCGCCGGCCCGCTCGCGCCAGTGCTCGACCACCGCCTCGTTGACCACCGCTTGGTTCAGCACCTTGGCGGCGGCATCCATGTCGAAGTCGCCGGCCGTCGCGCCGAGCTGATCCAGGTCGTCGGAGACGCCGACATCGATGGTGAAGCTGCGCGGCGGCACCAGGATGCCCTCGGCGATCAGCGCGGAGATCGGCAGGTGGTAGGCGATGTTCGAGAAGGTCTTGCGAAGGCTCCGCCCGTCGCCGCGCTCGGGCGTGGCCGAGAGGCCGAGCAGCTTGAGCTTCGGATTGGCGGCGCGGGCGTCGGCGATGATCGCCTGGTAGCTGTCCGCGGCCGCGCGGTGGCACTCGTCGATGACGAGGTGCGAGACCTTGCCCATGCGGGCGCGCCGCGCGGAGCGCGCCAGCGTCTGCACGCTGCCGAAGACGATCTGGCCGGACCAGTCGTCGCGCTCGGCCTTCACCACCGAGGCGGAGAGGCCTGCGACGCGGCCGATGGTCGCGCGGTTCTGCTCGATCAGCTCGTCCGTGTGCTGCAGCACCAGGAAGCGGGAGGCGGGCTCTGACGCCGCCTCCTCGCCGATGTAGAAGCCGGCGACGGCGGTCTTGCCGGCGCCGACCGGCAGCGCGACCAGCGTGTTGCCGTGCGCCGCGGTCTTGGCGCGGGCGGCGTCCACCGCCGCCCGCTGGTAGTCGCGCGGGATCATGGCGGGCCTCCCGCTCAGCGCGCCCAGAAGGGCGCGTTGCCCGCCGGGGCGGGAGGCTGGGCCGGCTGGGCGGCGGCCCAGGGCGGCGCGGCGCCACCGCCCGCCGGCGTCGTCGGGCCGGGCAGCATGGGCTGCGCCGCCCCCATCAGGCGGGCGTAGTCGGCATGCTCGGGCCCGATCGCGGCGGCGATGACGTTGCGCCCCGGGCCGCGCGGATCGTCGCGGTCCTTCTCGACGCCGATCCGGGCGAGGAACTCCATCCCGTTCAGGTCGCCATAGCCGCGGATGGTGCGCGAGGCGCGGGCGCGGTCGGAGCTGTCCTTCGCGGCGATGCCGCGCGCGCTCTCCAGGATTCCCCGGATCAGGGCGCGACCGCGATTGGCGTAGGTGTCGTCGCCTTGGCCGCCCTTGCCGCGCAGGCCAATGCGCGTGAAGACCCGCCGCCGCGCGTGCGGACCCTCCAGGATCACCGCCTCGGTGTTGAGATACTGCGCCTCGCTGGTGCGGCTCTGCGTCACCCAGCCCTCCGGGCCGACGCCGCCGGGCCGGATGGTGAGGCGGACCTTCGCCAGCGTGCCGGCGGGAAGGGGCTCGAAGGCGTCCTGCTGCGCCTCGGCACCGTTGAAGTCGTGCGTGAAGCTGCCGGACATGGCTCAGCCCTCCTGCGCCGTCGTGCTGATGGTGGGGGTGGCGGGCGCCGCCGCGGGCAGTGCGACCTGGAACTGCGCGGTAGGCGGCGTTGTCAGGGGCCGGCGGATCTTCTCCATCAGCCGGCCGAGATGCGGCTCCTCGATCGTGGCGAGGCGGCCGCTGCGGTCCTTCGCCGGGTAGCCGAAGGGATTGAGCGTGGTGCAGACGAAGGCGCGATACGTCGCCTCCTTCTCGCGCGGCACCTCGGCGAGGGTGATCACCTCATCGACGATGCCGGGGAGTTCGAGCCCGGTCTTGCTGCCCTCGATCTGCAGCGAGAAGTAGGGGCGGTTGAAGTCGTCGAACTGCCTGTTGAGCAGGCCGACAAGCCAGACGTTCTTGTCCGGCGTGTGCTGGAGGTGCGTCAGCCAGCCGATCATCTCCTGGCCGAGCAGGCCGTAGGCGCCGCGCAGGTCGGGCTTGCCGCTGCGGTCGGAGACCGCCTGCGGCTGCC